TGGAGAGCTCAGTAAACCTAACAGTAAAACCAAAGAACCAAGAATTGATATTCTTAAGCACGCTGTAATTAATGGTATTACATTAGCTCTAGCTAAAGATAACTCAGAAGTAAAGTTTGCTAATACGCCAGAAAATATTACAGCCATAGATAATTTTGATGGTAAAACTCCATTTAACCTGATTACTACTGATAATAAAGAAATATCGTCATCGCAGATTGGTAAGTCTGCTATTTTTGGTGGAGGTGCTGGTGCTGGTGGTGGTACAGAAAATACTGCTCAGACAGAATCAGGTCAGTGTTTATGGTTAGCAGCAATGCTTCAATATGGTAATCAACCAATTGAATTCTTTACACCATCTATTCTTAAAAGTGCTATGAAACGTATTGACGTTGGTGGAACCTCTTTTGATGAGATGGTTTCAATGGATTCAGCATGGCAAGTTTCAGCTTATCTTTCAGCACAAAAAATTATTAAAGCTGGTTATGCAAATAAAAAGCATAAGTTCCATCGTGATTCTGATACAATGAATTACATCTATAAAAAAGCAAAGAAAGAAGCTTTTAAGAATTCTGACATCTCTGCATTGACAGATGATAAATGGAATCCAGGCGATATCTGGGCTATTGAAGATGGTGTAGACCTAAAGAAAGAACTAGATACTTCTTCAATTGGTGCACTCAATACTTCACTTCTACGTCTATTCAAAGAACGTAAGGTTGTAGGTATTTCCCTTAAGCTTGTAAAGAAAGACGCTAAAGCGAAAGAATATAACATTGAAGGTTCTCCGCAGAATCATAAATTTGTATCTGGTGCTGTAAAAACTCAACGCGGTACATTCTTCTCAAACAAAGGTGGCACTGTAGAATTTAGTGGTGGCACTATGGAAATTCGTCCAAACAATTACCTTGGCGCAAATAAGATTGAAATTATGGGTAAAACAGCCCGCGGTGGCGGAGCTGGCTGGGGTGTTATTATGGCAGCCGGTAAAAGATACCTTAATGTCAATATTCCAGCGCATGGATCAATTAAACGTATAGCACAAAAATTAGCTTCTGGTAAAAATAAAAGATCCGAATTATACTTCTACAAAATGGCGAAATCTGCTGACGCATCTCTAACATTTGACTATTACATGGAAGAGATTAGAAATAAAGATGCAGGTTGGTTTTCAGCTAAATTAGCGGCTGTGATGATTGTACACTACTTAAATAATAATAAAGGCAGAAAGGCAGATTCATTTGTAAATGCAATTGTGAATTATGCTGCATCGAGCTCTGACGATTCGTCAGCATTCGTAAAAATTTATCAATAGGAAAAACGATGAAAAACTTTAAGTCTTACCTTTCTGAACAAAAGAATACCCACATGACTCACATTGAAGATCAGGTGATTTATGGCGGTGTGAAGGGTGCAAGGGATGCTATTTTAGCTTTGCGCTCTCTTCGTGATATGCTCGCAGGTAATGCTAAAGGTTCTACAGATGTTACTGTAAAATGGGATGGTGCACCTGCTGTTTTCGCCGGGATTGATCCAAGTGATGGCGAATTCTTTGTTGCCAAAAAGGGCATCTTTAATAAGAATCCAAAGGTATATAAATCTCATGCAGACATCGAAGAAGACACAAGTGGAGACTTACAAACAAAACTCAAAATCGCATACGATGAACTTAGTAAACTTGGCATCCGAGGTGTCGTGCAAGGTGATATTATGTTTACTTCTAATGATCTCAAGACTGAATCAATTGATGGTCAAAAGTATCTCACTTTTCATCCTAACACCATTATGTACGCTATTCCCGTTGATTCCGACGAAGCTAAAAGAATTAAAAAAGCTAATATTGGAGTCGTATTTCATACGTCGTATGATGGAGCTACTTTCGAGACCATGAAGGCATCATATGGTGTTGACATTGATAAATTCAAAAATGTCTCATCTGTATGGGCTGAAACAGCCACAATTCGTGATCTATCAGGTACTGCAACGTTAACTAAAAAAGATACAGACGAAGTTACGAAAGCTCTTTCAGATGCAGGTAAGATCTTTCGTAAAATTGCTGGTTCAACTCTTCGTGAAATTGAAAAGAATCAAGATTTTGCTGGTGTAATTGAAACCCATAATAACAGATATGTTCGATCTGGTGAAGCAGTAACTGATACCAAAAAGCACGTTGATAATCTTATTCAATTCATTACTGATAAATTTGAAAAAGAAGCTGGTAAGCGTACAACTGAAAAAGGTAAGTCAGCACAATACGCGAAACGAGATGAAATGCTAAAGTTCTTCTCAGAAAAAAATAAAAGTAACTTAAAATTATTGTTTGATTTACAAAAAGCTATCGTAGTGGCGAAGTTAATTATTATAAATAAGCTTGATAGACTAAAAAATATTAACACTTTTGTTAAAACAAAAACTGGGTTTAAGGTAACCGGCCAAGAAGGCTTTGTTGCAATTGACCGCATTGGTGGCGGAGCAGTTAAGTTAGTGGACCGTTTAGAGTTCTCAACAAATAACTTCTCGCCTGATATATTAAAAGGTTGGGACACTGCGTCTCGTTCTTAAATGGGAAAGAATAAAGAAATGTATTCATTCAAAGACTTTTTAACTGTAGACTATACAGCAACTGGCGATGAACAACTAGCAAAGAACGCTAAGCGTCGTAAGACAGATGATACGTCTGGTGACCTAGCTGCTGGATACGATCCAGACTTAGACGAGGCTTTAACTCAAGCCCAACGTCAAAAAATGAAAATGGCAATGCGTAAAAACAAAGCCAAAATCGCATTGGGTCAAAAGAAGGCTCGTAAAAAATTAGCATCACCCGAAAAGCTAAAGGGCAGAGCTGAAAAAGCCGCTCGTAATATCCTTATTAAAAAGATCACAAAGGATAAAGATAAAGCAGATCTTTCATATGCTGCTAGAGCAAGTATTGAAAAACGTCTTGAAAAGAAAGGCGCAGCAATTAAAAAGCTTGCAAAGAAATTACTTCCTAAGATCAAACAACAAGATCGCGATAAACTAAAAGCGAATAAGGGAGAATAACCTTGTTTAAATCTTTTAGTGAATACCTAACCGAAGAAACTAAAGAGGTAGTCTTTACCTTTGGCAGATTTAATCCGCCAACTGTTGGTCATGAAAAGTTAATTTCTAAAGTTGCTTCTCTAGCAAAGGGAAACAACTATCGCGTATATGTATCTAAGTCTCAAGATCCTAAAAAGAATCCATTAGACTTTAATACAAAAATCAAAATAATGCGTAAGATGTTCCCTAAGCATGGTAGAAATATCATGTCAGATAAGGACGTACGCAATGTTTTTGATGTTTTGGTAAAACTATACGATCAAGGATTCACCGAAGTAACTATGGTAGTTGGTTCAGATCGAGTAAATGAATTCTCTATACAAACAAATAAGTATAATGGCGTAAAATCACGTCACGGACTTTATAACTTTGAAGATGGAATCAACGTTGTATCTGCTGGTGAAAGAGATGCTGATGCAGATGATGTATCGGGTATGTCAGCCTCTAAAATGCGTAAAGCAGCTATTGAGAATCGTTATTTTGATTCAACAGATAGTAACGGTAAAAAGATACAAGGTTTTGCTAGTGGACTACCTAAAGGGTTCAAAGATGGTAAAGAACTATTTGATACATTGCGCAAAGCAATGGGAATCAAAGAAGCAGTCGAATATAAAAATCATGTACAATTAGAGCCAGTTTCAGATTTACGTGAAGCATATATCAAGCAACGTATTTTTGAAGAAGGCGAACAAGTAGTAATTACAGCAAAAGGTATTGTTGGTACTATTACTAAACTTGGTGCTAATTACTTAGTTGTAGAGTCAAAAGGTGAAACTTGGAGATGCTGGTTAGATCAAGTATCCAAGGTAGATCCAAATGAAGAATCAATTCTTGCATTAGCTTCAGAAGTAGAACCTGCTCCTCATTCTCTTGGTGAAGGTTATGGTCCTCATAAAGATTATGAAGATATGACCGCAAAAGAAAAAGAAAAATATAATGAGCCTAGAGATAATGCTAAAAAATCTAAGCATACAAAACGCTTTAAAGATATGTTCAGCGAAAAGCGTGATGAAATAAATGAAGCCGATGCCAAAAAAGCACTTCAGAAAAAAGCTGACCAAACAGGTATTTCATATTCTATTTTGAAAACAGTATTTGACCGTGGTTACGCTGCATGGAAAACATCTCACCGTCCAGGTACTAACCCAACTCAATGGGGTTTAGCTCGAGTAAATTCATTTGCCACTGGTGGCACTACACAAAAAACAACAGATGCCGATCTGTGGAAAAAACATAAAGAGGGAAAATAATGTCTAAATCTTTTTTTAATATTCGTGAAGCATTAGAGGTTGGCACTGACAAAATTGTTGATGCTTATA